GTAAGGTTATAGATTTTTATAGAGTTAGTGGAACGTTTCTTTTCATAAATAATTTTAACTTTGCAATTTTTTATATGTTTCAAATAGTTTCCTCTATAATTACATTCCTTATTACAGAATTTACATAATGTATGTTGATATTCACCAATTGGTATTCCTAATTTTAATTCTAATTGTATTGCTGGTATCTTACGTAATTTGCATGTTTTTTCATGTCTTGTAACATTACACCTTTCTTTAAAAAATTTAGAACAATACAAACAATTCTTTGATTTAACAACTGTATCAGATTCAAACTCTTTTTTCGCATCTTGTAATATATTTGATTCAATATTATCATTTAATTCAACATCACCATCTGTACCAATATTATCATTTAATTCAACATTGTCATTTAATTCAACATTGTCATTTAATTCAACATTGTCATTTGTTCCAACATTATCATTGGTTTTATTTTTATGCTTGCAACTTTTTTTATTATTATAATGTCTTTCTAAAAGATATGGATATTTAAACTGTTTATTACAATATTTACAATTTACTACCATATATATATATATACATAAACAATTCTTTAAGTTATTTAATCAATTATAAATGATTTTTATATATAATATATGATTTTGTATAATTATATAAAACAAATATTATCATATATAACAATTGACAATATATCATCATAAAAATAACGTAGATTTATGTTTTGTATATTTTTCTTTGCCCTATTTGATTTTCTACATTGTCTATTGTATATGTATATTTTTGTATATATATTTTTATATATATATTTTTATATATATTTATATATATTTATAATATAAAATATTTTATATATATTTATAATATAATTTATTAATAGTTCATCTATTAAATAATTGTAGAATATGTAGATCAGCTATCAGCTATGTCATAAAAGATTCTTGAAAAATAAATGGCCAAAAAACGGGATTTTGACCAAAAAAATGGACAAAAATACGAGATACTTTTGTTGAGAAACAAAAAAAATACTAAAAGAAAAAATATATAAATAAAAAAAGAAAATAACGGAAGTGATTATGATACAAAATATATGTGTCAAATGTAAAAATAAAATAAATAAAAATAAACTAATAATCATCGTCCATGGAAAAATATATCATTTTAGTTGTTATTGATTTGGCGGTGGTTTCACCAATAAATTAGATAAACCGTCTATATTTTATTTTGTAACCAATTATAAAATGAATAACTAATTTTAACTATTGAATCATCATTTAATAGATAATCTATATAAAAATTAAAAAATTTTAAAAAAGATGACTTTGTATTTACTCTTCTGATAATTTCGAAAATTTCTAACGTCATATCATTATTTTTTAGAAGACAATTAAAAAGTTTTTGATATTGAATTATTGAATCTCTATTATTTGAAATGATAAATTTATCTAAATTATTAATTTTTTGTTTATTGATATTATTGATTCCCTTGATTTCCTTGATTTCCTTGATTATTTTGATAATTTGTTTAACATTTTCTTTAAATTCTTTTTCATAAGGTAAATAATTACCTTGTATCTTTTCTCTTACCGTTTGAAATTGTTTTTTGGTTTTTTTTGGTTGATTTGAACCCTGGTTTTTTGAGTTTGTTTGGTAATTTGGTTTGGTTGGATTTTGGACACTGGGTTTGGTTGGATTTTGGACACTGGGTTTGGTTGAATTTTGGACACTGGGTTTGGTTGGATTGAGATTTGGACCCTGGTTTTCTTGGTTTGGTTGCTTATGTGCAGAATGAAAAACTCCATAGTTATTAATAACATAATATTTATTCATCTTTTGATTATTTTTTAGATTATTTGGATATTTGTCGAGAAAGAAATTCTTTTTATTATAATTCTTTTTTAAAATATTTTTTAAAGTATAATTATTTACTTGAGCAGTTTGAAATAAATTATAAAGTTCATTAGTATTAAGTTTTAAAAGCAATTTATTATATTTACTCCATTTTGAATTAAATTTAGTCTTTAAAAGACTGATATTTTCATAAAAAGGTACCCAATGGTTATTTTTATCAAATTTTCGAGAAAAAAAAACCCTATCTAAAGATACAGGATTAATAGAACTAATAAAAGAAGGTTTTGAAGAAATTTCAATATCATATTGCTTATTATGGAGTTCCAAAGTAAATTTGAGGTTACCATGATTCATTAAAAAGCAAACATGTTTATAACTATTTAAAGAAAGAACATTTGAATTATGTCTTAAAGCAGCAAAAATCATATTTTGAATGAGTGAATTATGGGTATTTTTATGGGTATTATTATGGGTATTATGGGTATTTTTATGGGTATTTTTATGGGTTTTGACAGAAACTTTATGGGAACCATCAGGAACAAAATAAAAGAATCCTAATAATTTTCTATCAGAAAAGGGGATATAATAGAATTTTTTAAAATTTTTTTTTTCATTATTGTTATTGTTATTGATATTGTTATTGTTATTGTTTTTGATATTGTTATTCATATAACTTATTATAATAAAAGAATTTATAAAAAAGATTTAATTTGAAAAAGAAAAGAATCTATATAAACGGAATAAACAAAAAACAAACGTGAAAAATATTCAAAAGAAGGGTCAAGAAAGAAAATGAAAGAAAGTAAATGTTCTTTAACAGAAGAAACAACAATAATATAAGTAGAAACAAGGTCTAATTTAATAGAAGGAAGGTAATTATTAAATAAAAGATCATTTTTAATGATAGAAAAAAGAATAAATAAATTTTTATAATAGATAGAAATAAAAAAGTTTAATTTTTCTAAATTATTTTTTTCTAAAGAAGATAAAATATAAGATTTAAATTCATCGAGAACGTTAAAAGTATGAATAACTTTATAAGATTTAGTACCATGAACAAAATTGAAAGAAACAGACATAAATAATATAAAGAAAAAAAAAGAAAGAAAAATAATGAAGAGCTTAAGAATATTACATCATAGGACAGAAGGATTAAGAAACGATGCAAAAATGATAGAAGAAGTGATAAAAGAAGTAATAAAAGAAGTGAATATAGAGAAAGAAGAATATGATGAAATAGAATTAATAAGAAACGAAGAAAGGATACTAGAAGTTGTAGAAGTCCAGATATTTTTAGAACATATATATGAAAAGTGTATAAACAAAGGGAGAATAAATATATATATACCAAATATAGAGTGGTTAAACGTAAGAGATTATGAAATAACAAAAAGAAATGAAAAAATAATAATATTTGGAAAGACGGAAAACAGTATAAAAGTATTAAAAGAACATTTTAAAAACACGGTAATATATACAAGATGGATATCGAAGGATATGTATCAAGAAGATATCAAAGAGGAATATTCATATTTACATGTAAAAGGTATATCAAAATATAAACAGAGTCAAAAATTAATAGATACATGGTTAGAACATGAAGAATGGCCGTTAATCCACATAGTATCATATGGAAATGAAAACAGTAATGGATATATAGAGATAAGAAAGCCGATACAAGTAGCGAAGAATATCATATTATATCAATATAAATTAGAAGAATATGAATTAAAATGGTTAATGAATAAATGCTCGCATCACATATGTCCATCATACTCGGAAGGATGGGGTCATTATATAGTAGAAGGTATGTCGTGTAACAAAGTAGTAATAACGAGTGATTTAGCACCGATGAATGAGCATATAAAAGAGAAAACAAGATTAATAAAAGTGAATAAAAATTTAATAAGAAATGTAAATTTAGGACAAGGAGCGATATTAGAGAAATTTGAAATAGAAAACGCAATAAAAAATCAGAAAAAGGAAAAAGGAAATACACGAGAAGAATATAAAAAGATGAAAGAAGAATTTAGAAAAAGAATAGAAATAACATTTAAGAAAATTTTAAAACTGTAATATTATTATTAATCAACAAAGAACCAAAAGAACGTAAATTAAAACAAAAACGTTTATGAATATTAAAAGAATTAGATTTAATATATTTCCAATTAGCTTTATGGAAGGCATAAGAACGAATTATAGCAACGCCATTAAAACAAGAAAGTAATTCATTAGATTCGGAGAAAGAAAGTTCATTATCGTAAGCTGGAATGTTATTATCATCGACACAAAGAGGTGTAGATAGGATAAAATATTTAGAAGATTTAATAGATTTAATTAAAGCTTTAAAAGCGTCTAATTCAAAATAAACATCTTGGTCAATAAGAACGGAGTATTTAGAATTAACATCATGGATAGGGAATGAATTAATATCAGAAAGAAAAATATAATCGGAAGAATGAATCTCGCCGATTTTTTTTAAGAATTTATTCATATTTAAAAGATAAAAAGTATCTTTAAAAGATGTGTTATTAATACAGAGAAGACCTCTATGAGTTTTAAGGAAATCTAATAATAAAGATTTAATAGAAGCAAAATTATACAAAGAGTCATGAGAAATAATAAACCAAAAAAGGAAATTATATTTAGGGAAATAGTAAGATTCTATTAAAGAAAGTGAGTTTAAAATATTAGACACTTTAATATCTGAAACAAGGATAAAAATATCGATAACGGGTAAATCACTTCTGGACATAAAGAGAGAAGAAGATTGCATAAGATCAATTACATGAAGAATACCGAAATCCAAGTAATTTTTAAGATAAAAAGAAAGCATAAAAGAAGAAGGGAATTTTTTGAAAAATTTGAAAAAAAGATTGTTAATTAAAGACGGAGACATTAAAGTAAAAAATAAAAAACAAAAAATAAAAATACGCGTGAATAATAAGAATGAATAAAAATGGATTTCAGACAAAAGTATGGGGACCACCAGCATGGTTTTTTTTACACATAGTAGTACAAAATTATAATCCAGAAAAAAAGCACATGAAAGAAATGTATTATCAATTTTTGAATAGTTTAAAGTATGTATTACCATGTGGAGCATGTAGAGATAATTTTAGTAATATAATAAATAAAGGTAAATTAAAATTAACAAAAAAAGTGTTAAAAAATAGGGAAAGTCTAACACATTGGTTATTTTTAGTACATAACAAAGTACAAGAAGATATTTACAAAAAAAGTAATGATGAAAATTACAAACCGAAATACAAAAACAATGAAGAAGACTATAAGAAAGTATATAATTTTTATGAAAAATTTAGAGCAAAATGCCATAAAACAAAAACTGGGTGTAGTATTCCATTAAAAGGGATAAAAAAGAAAGTAAAAATATATATATGTCCCCAAGGAAATAATTATAGAGCAAATAAATCAATAATAATGAATAAAAAATGTAAATAAATCTGCTGAACTATTATATTAATTTATAAAAAGGACATGAAAGACAGGGATATGAAAGACAGGATGTATATTCCGCTTATAAGTTGTGTGATGATAACCTATAAAAGAAAGAAATATGTAAAAGAAAGTATAAAAATGTTTCAAAAGCAAGATTATAAAAACAAAGAGTTAATAATAATAGATGATTCGCCGAAAAGAATGGAACAGTTGTCAGAAAAAAACGTAAAATATTATCATCTACCTCAAAAGAAAAGTATAGGGGAAAAAAGGAATATAGGAGTAAAAAAAAGTAAAGGAGAAATTATAATAATGTGGGATGATGATGACATATATTCAAAAGATAGAATAAGACATCAAGTGGAAGATATAATAAATGGAAAATATGATATGAGTGTATATAAAGATATATATTATTATATTGAAGATGAAAAAAGAATAAAGGAAACAAGTAAAAGAGATAAGTATATATTATGGTGGAAAGGTATATTATCAGGAAGCATTGCGTTTAAAAAGGGGATATGGGAAAAAAATAAATATGAAGATATAAATTTAGCAGAAGATAGAGAATTCATAAAAAAGTGTTTAAAAGATGGATACAAACTGAAAAAATTGAAACAAAACAAAGAAAATTATAAATATCTATACAGAAGACATAAAAATAATACATATAAATTTAATAATATAATATTATTATAATATTTTTTTTATAATATTAATATAATATGCCAAAACCAAGAAAAGCAAAAAAAGAAAAAACACCAAGTCCAAAAAAAAATAATACCAACAATCCCAACAATACCAACAATACCAACAATCCCAACAATAACAACAATAACAACAATAACAACAATAACAACAATAACATCCGTAAAAAAGAAAAAATAGTTAAAGAATTAATTAAAGGTGTAAGTGTCAAAAATTTAAAAAAAATATTAAATAATACGCCGAATGAAGAAATGATGAATACAAATGAAGTAGAAAACTTTTTACAAACACAAATAATAAAGGAAAAAAGAGAAAACATAGCAAGAGAATATATTAAAAAACAAGAAAGAAATTATAACACAATGAAAAAAATATTAAATGAAAATGAAATAAATAATTTAAATAGAAATGCAAATGAAAGATATCAAATGTTAATACAAAGACAAAGAAATGCGTTAAAAAGACGAATAAATGAAATAGTAAAAGAAAGAGAAGAAATAAAAAAAAACATATATAATTTAGAAAAGAAATCAAAAAGACCCAATACAAATA